CACTAATTATATTAGTATGAATTTTCCAAATGGTCTGCTATATTGTTGCCTAGCAGAAACTTATGGTTTCTTAAAAGGCCCAGCTGATATGCTGCAATTGTATGAACAGAAATATCAACAAGAAGTACAAAAATTTGGAGGAGAACAAATAGGTAGAAGACGAAGAGATGACTATACAGATGGAGAACCTCGTATACCTGTCAGATCACCGACACCTTAAGGATTAAATTATGGCATCAACATTTTCAGATCTTGGTATAGAACTAATGGCAACTGGCGAAAACGCCGGTACATGGGGAACAAAAACTAATACTAATTTACAAATTGTAGAAAAAGCAATCGCTGGTTACGTAGAAAAATCTATTGCTGGTGGTGCACAAACAACAACATTAACAATTACAGATGGTGATACAACAGAATCTACATCCGTTGCAAGACATGCTGTAATAAAATTAACAGGAACAATTACAGGTAATCAAATTGTAACTGTTCCAGATTCAATTGAAAAAGTTTATATCATAGCGAATGGAACAACAGGATCTTTTACTGTTCAATTTAAAACTGCATCAGGAACTGGTATAACTTTTGGTGCATCTGATAAAGGAACTAGATTAGTCTTTTCTGATGGAACAAACATAGTTGATGCAGGTGGAAGTGTTGGAGCACATGATTTAAATGGTGAGGTATTAACTTTAGATGCTGATGCTGATACGACAATCACAGCAGATACAGACGATCAGATAGATATTGCAATTGCTGGAGCAGATGATTTTAGATTTACAGCAAATACATTTACTGCTTTATCAGGAAGTAGTGTTGTTATACCTGATGGTGGTTTAACTCTAGGAAGCACAGCAGTTACTTCAACTGCAGCAGAATTAAATATTTTAGATGGTGTAACTTCAACAGCCGCAGAGTTAAACATTTTAGATGGAGTTACTTCAACTGCAGCAGAACTTAATATCCTAGACGGAGTTACCGCAACTGCAGCAGAATTAAATTTAGTTGATGGTATTACAGCAGGAACGGTAGCTGCATCAAAAGCGGTAATAGTAGATTCTAATAAAGACATATCTGGATTTAGAAATTTAAGTATTACAGGAGATCTTACAGTTGCTGGTGATGATATTACTATGGGTACAAATACTGCAGGTAATTTATTAGTTGCAGATGGCACAAACTTTAATTCAATAGCTGTAGGTTCGTTATCAGAAATATCTTCAGTAGCTAACGATGACGTATTATTAGCAGTTGATACTTCAGGTGGTGGTCTTAAAAAAATTGCTAGATCGACACTTGTATCAGGACTGGCTACATCAGGTGCAATATCAAATGTAGTGGAGGACTCTACACCACAACTAGGTGGTGATTTAGATGTTAATGGTAATGCTTTAGTATCTACATCAAACGGTAATATTGCTTTAACACCAAACGGATCTGGAGTTGTTAGAATCGATGGATCTAATGGTATTGATATGCAATCTGGAGCAATATCTATTAAAAACTCTGGTGCACAATCTTATGTTAGATTTTACTGTGAATCTTCAAATGCACACTATGCACAGTTACAAGCACCTGCTCACTCAGCTTTTTCTGGTAATATTACACTAACTTTACCAGCCACTACAGATACAGTTGCAGGTATAGCGGCAACACAAACTTTTACAAATAAAACACTAACTTCACCAAAAATAAATGAAGATGTGGCTGTGACTGCAACAGCAACAGAAATAAATTTATTAGATGGTGTGACTTCAACAACTGCTGAATTAAATATATTAGATGGGGTAACATCTACTGCGGCAGAGCTTAATATTTTAGACGGAGTTACTGCAACTGCTGCGGAACTTAATATCTTGGATGGTGTTACATCAACAGCAGCAGAGCTTAATATTTTGGATGGCGTGACTTCTACAGCTACAGAATTAAATATAATGGATGGTGGTACATCAGCAACCTCTACAACTTTAGTGGATGCTGATAGACTTGTAACAAATGACGCTGGCACCATGAAACAAGTGGCGTTAACAGATGTTAAAACATACTTATCAAGCGCAGGATTTAGCACGGATGATCCGACAGCTCTTGCAATTGCGTTAGGTTAGGTTATAAAGCAATAGGAGGATATAAATGGCAAATACTTTCAAAGTGGTGACTTTTGCAGCAGAGCCTAATTCTGCAGGCACACCTTACAAAATGTATACTGTAGCATCTAGCACGACGACAGTTGTACTAGGTTTAATACTTACTAACATTCACAGCTCTGCAGTAACTGCAGAAGTAGAATTAGTTAGTGATACAGGTAACAGAGGAGGTGCAAATGATGTTGCTAATGGCACATCATTTTTAGTCAAAGATGTTTCCATACCAGCAGGTAGTTCACTAGAATTATTATCTGGTGGTAAAGTTGTATTAGAGGCCACAGATGAAATTAAAATAGATTGTTCTGTTGCTGATAAACTTTCAGGAACATTGTCAATAATGGAGATAACATAATATGTCGTACATCGGTCAGCAGCCTGCATTAAAAGCGTTGACAGCTGGAGATATAGCAGACGATCTAATTACGTCTGCTAAATTAAATTATTCAGAATCAACACTTACGGATGGATCTACAGTTACTTGGGATGCGTCTACACAAGATGTATGTAAATTAACTTTGGGTGGTAATAGAACATTAGCTGCCCCTACTAATAGCTCGACTGGACAATTTATATCTATTCTTGTTATACAAGATGGTACAGGTTCAAGAACTTTAAGTTTTAATGCTGTTTATGAATTTAAAGATGATACTGCACCAACGTTAACAACAACGGCAGCGAAAGGAGATGTTTTTGTTTTCAGATACAACGGATCCAAATGGTTAGAAGTTGGTAGAAATCAAAATTTAACATTATCATAATATGTTTGCATTAGTAGAATCAGGAAAAATTACAAGATATCTTAATGGTAATAGAGGCTTTACTATCGGAGATATTCAATATCCAAGAACAATTTTTGGTTTGTGGTCTAAAGATGAAAGAGAATCGATAGGCGTATACGAAGTTGAAATAGACAATACAAATAAAAAAGATGATAAATGGTATATTAATACTAATATATCTTATTCGTTTAATGGTGATAAGGTTGTAGGATCCTATGGTGCAGCTACTGCAAAAGCGCATGCAGATTCTCTGTACACTGAAGAAGATAAAACAGATGGTAATATACCAGAAGGTAAAGATGTAGGTGATGTTGCAGTTGAAGGATTAAAAACAATATTAATTAGAGATTTAAAATCACAAGCAGCAACAGAATTACAAAATACAGATTGGTATGTTCTTAGAAAAGCAGATGCAGGAACAGCCATACCTAGTTCCATAACTACACATAGAACAGCAGTAAGAACTAAATGTGCAGAAATGGAGACAGCAATTACAAATGCTGCAGATACACCAGCACTTGAGACTTTATATACTTATACACGACAAGAGGATGGCTCAAGCACTAGACCATTAGGTGAACTTCCAAGATTGGAGGTTTAATGCCTATAAATAGTTTTTTATATCCAGGAGCTAAAGTGGTACCTGCTTTTACAGTTGCTAATTCACTAAGATTCGATGGAAGTAGTTCTAATTTAAGTAGAACTAAAGGAACATCAGATAGCACAAAAATAGGAACTTATAGTTGGTGGATAAAAAACTCTAAATTTACAGGACAAAATTTAATTGATTGTGGAGACGCTTTTGCTAACAGTTCATCTGTTTATATTTCTTCAAATAATACTCTAACAGTATTTTCAAGAATAAGTAATAGTAATGTATTAGTATTAGAAACAAATAGATTATTTAGAGACCCAGCAGCTTGGTATAATATTGTTGTTGCTATTGACACAACTCAATCAACTGCAAGTAACAGGGTAAAAGTTTACGTTAACGGCACACAGGAGACAAGTTTTTCAACTGAAACTTATCCTGATCAAAATGCTGATTTAAGATTTTTTACATCAAGTGAAACAGAAAAAATATCATCAACTACATACGAATCTGGTGGATATTTTGGTGGTTACATGTGTGAAGTAGTAAAAGTTGATGGTCAACAATTAGCACAAACATCATTTGGTCAATTTAATGAAGACAGTCCTACAGTATGGGAACCAATAGACGTAGCAGGTTTAACATTTGGCACTAATGGGTATTATTTAGATTTTGAAGATAGTAGTAATTTAGGAAATAATGTTTCTGGTGGAACTGATTTTACTGAAAATAATATAGCAGCAACAGATCAATCTACAGATACGTGTAGCAATAATGGTTGCACTTGGAATATTTTAATTCCAACAAGTTCTACATTTACAGAAGGAAATTTAGTGTATACAGCTAATAGTTCAAACCCTGTATTTGGTTCTTTAACTACTTTTGGAGTTACAAGTGGAAAGTGGTACGCAGAATGTAAATATGTAAGTGGTTCAAATCATTATGGAATTATTGGAGTAGCAGATGAAGTTTTTGCTGGAATTAATGATTTAGGCACTGCTACAAATACAGATCTTGGAAAAACAGGGTCAGCTTTAGGATCAGACCCAGCAGATTGCACTGTTGCTTACGTTATAAACACAGGGAAAATTAGAAACAATAATAATAATCAAAACTATGGATCAGGTGGTGGAGATGGTGATATAATTAATATTGCACTTGATAGAGATAATCGTAAAGTTTATTTTGGTATAAATGGAACTTATGAAAACTCAGGTAATCCAGGATCAGGATCTAATGGTTTTGATTTATCAAGTCAAGTAACAGGTGACACATATTTTTTAGGAGTCACTAATGATACAGGTGCAAGTGAAACAGTATTAGATTTTAATTTTGGCGGTGGTTTTGGTCAAACAGCAGTATCAACAGGAAACAGTGATGCTAATGGTTATGGAAATTTTGAATATGCGGTTCCATCTGGATTTTATTCTTGGAACTCAAAAAACTTAGCGGAGTTTGGATAATGGCTTTTACAACTATAGATGACCCATCTTTACACTTTAGAATAAAAGCGTACACTGGTAATGGTACAAACGATACAGCGTATACTTGGGATGAAACTCACGCAAATATGCAACCCGATTGGTTGTGGTTTAAAAATAGAGATGAAAGTCAATCTAATGCGGCTTTTGATTCTGTTAGAGGTGCAACACTTAGATTAATACCAAATGAAACTGGAGCAGAGGGAACAGAAAATTCAAATCTTGATAGTTTTGATTCAAATGGATTTACAGTTGATAATGAATTAATTGTTAATGGATCTTCAGATAATATGATTGTTTGGGGATGGAAGGGTGGTGGTTCTGCGTCATCAAACTCTGATGGAGATATTACAAGCTCCATATCTGCTAACACCACTGCTGGATTTTCTATTGTGTCTTACACAGGTAGTGGAACAATAGGTAATACAGTTGGCCATGGACTTGGAGCAATACCAGCATGGATTATTACAAAAAATAGAGACGCTACAAGTCAATGGATAACATGGCATCAAGGCGGAACATCAACAAAAAACATGGATTTAAGCACAAATGATGCAGAGTATGATTCTAGTTCATCAGGTTGGCAACAAGGAATTAATAACGTTCCTACAAGTTCTCTTTTAAGATTTACTGCTGGAAGTCATGGTAATAATAATGTTATGGATAGTAGTGAAAAATATATAAGTTATGTATTTGTAGAAAAACAAGGGTATAGTTCCTTCGGAAAATATGAAGGGAACGGAAATGCTAATGGCCCGTTTGTTTACACGGGTTTTCGTCCAGCTTGGGTTATGATTAAAAGAACCGACTCTAGTGCTGATTGGCATATTCAAGATAATAAAAGAGATACCTTTAATGCAGTTGATACTTCTTTATTTGCTAATACATATGACACAGATACGACATCATCTTCATATGATACTGATTTTTTATCAAATGGTTTTAAATTAAGAGGAACAACAACTGCAAGAAATGGTTCTGGAAATATATACGTTTATATGGCTTTCGCAGAGGCTCCATTTACAAATTCATCAGGGGTGCCTTGCAATGCTAGGTAAAATAAAATATAAGGAGTAATCATGGGATACATAGGAAAACAGCCGATAGTAGGAAACTTTCAAGTTTGTGATGCTATATCTGTTGTAAACGGACAAGCAGCATATACTATGCAAGTTAATTCTACAAACGTAGAGCCAGAAACAGCGTTTCACATGCTGGTCAGTTTAAATGGTATTCTACAAAAACCTGGTAGTTCTTTCACTATTTCGGGGTCCACAATTACGTTCGCAAGCAACTTAGTTACGAACGACGTTATTGATTTTATAATTTTATTAGGTGATGTATTAAATATAGGTACACCATCGGATGACACTGTTACAGCATCTACTGTAAACAATGATTTTATTTCAGGGCAAACAGCTTTAACTGCAGCTCCTGATGATACCGATGAATTTTTAGTATCAGATGCAGGAACAATTAAAAGAATAGATTATAGTTTAATTAAAGGTGGTGGTATTACAGTTGCAGATCAATTTAGAGTAACATCAAATATTACTGCAAATGCTGTTATATCATCAAATATTGAAAGAGTTGATACAAGTGGACAAGCTGGTTTAACAGATAATCAAATGTCCGAAAGTTCAGGTGTATTCACATTTCCTTTAACAGGAATATATTTAGTTTCAGCAGGTGGATCAGCAGATACACCTAACAGTGCTGATAATGTTTCATTGTCAATAAATGTAACAACAGATAATAGTTCATATAATACTGTTGCATCTGGTTCTGATAGTGGGGACTCTAGTGCTAAAAATGCTGGAATATATGTTCAAACTTTAGTTGATGTTACTGATACATCAAATGTTAAAGTAAGTTTTCAAACAGGTAGTTTAGCAAGTGGACATTTTTTTAATGGAAGCACTACGAGTAACTCAACATATTTTACGTTTATTAGAATTGGCGACACTTAATAATTAAAGGAGATACATAAAATGGATAAAGATTATTTACAATTAGCTCTAATGACTTTTAACACTGATACACCTGATTGGTATGGTTGGAAAAAAGAAGATGACGAAGGAAATGAAATCCCTAATGAGGATCGTATGCAATATAAATATGTAAAAATTATTAAAGAGGGTGCAACGATGCCAAGTGAAGCTGATGTTAATGCAAAGATACAAGAGTTAAAAGATGCAGACACAGCAACAGAAAATAAAAAAGCATCAGGCAAACAAAAATTAAAAGACCTTGGTTTAGATGATGATGAGATAAAAGCATTAATGGGGGCATAATATGTCATTATTATTCTGCACTAATAACTCCATGTCAGCAATTACAAGTGTACCAAGTGGTGTAATTGGTGGATCAATGGTTCTTATATCCACACAAAATGCTAGTGGTTCATCTACGATAAGTTTTACTTCAGGAATAGATTCGACCTATAAAGAGTATGTAT